TGGAGAAGGAATATCAGACGGTGACGGAGAAGGAGAAGAAGGCTCAGGAGTTGGCTCATCGGTTGTCTGTGATGAAGACGGAACTGGGGTTGGACTAGGTGAAGGACTTTCTGGCTCTGGGCTCGGCGATTCTGGTAACACTTCTTCTGTTGGTGTTGACTCTGGTATCGGTGTTGGGCTAGGTGTTGGATTACCGTAACGCCAAGCCTCACAATCATTCCAAGTTGGATTGTAATTATCAGGCAATTCCATTTGCCAGTTATCCCCATTCCAATCATAGCAAGTCCAAGTAACTGCATTAGACGGAACAGAAATTAAAGTAGTAAGGATAAAGATAGATATGACAGACAGTAACCTAAACATTTGGTTGACCATTCCTACTGGAACACGCCGCCAATACCTTGCAGATATAATTAATGAAAGTCAAGTGTCTCCTGAAAAAATTGTGATAGTACATACAGTTGAATCAGAACCTATAGAAGGTGTAAATAATATTTGGGATTTAGAACCAGTTAATATCCAACGTTGGTGGAATCGTGGTATAGATGTTGCTAGAACCTTTGGTGCTGATTACATTGCTGTATTAAATGATGACTTAAGACTAAAGAATAATCCTATAAATAAGATTGCTTACGAGATGAACAAACTAAAAGCAGTACTTGGATACCCTTTACCATACACAGGTGCAATACCTGGATACTGTTGGGTGCTTGATGTTAAATCAAACATTAGGGCAGATGAAAACTTTAGATGGTGGTACGGTGATGATGATATTAGAATTAGGGCAGCACTACAAGGTGAGATTGCTTATGTTCCAGTAGAAGTAGAACACATACACCCAAACCATTTAACATCAACCAATGAAGAGTTAATGAAACTTACTAGAGCAGACCAAACATACTTTGAAGAAAAGTGGGGCACATTATTATGACAACAATAATTGGTATACAAAAACCAGACCACTGTTTACTTGTAGCAGACTCACGAATCACAGATGATTCAGGAAGAACCTACTCACATCCAGTAGTTACTAAAATAACTAAACGTGGAAAGTTTCTTATAGCAGGAGCAGGACTAACATTACCTTGCGATATTGTGCAACACATTTGGAAACCACCATCACTAACACCAGTGGCAACCAAAGACCCATATCATTATATGGTTGAAACAGTTGCACCATCAATAAGATTTACTTTATCTGTCAATGGTTATCAACCTGATAAAGAATCAGAAGACCAAGACTTTATATTTCTCATAGCATTAAACGGTGTCATCTACGAGATAGATGACACGTTGTCTGTGCTTATGAGAGATGATGGTATCTATGGCATAGGTAGTGGGGCATCTTATGCCATAGGTGCTTTACACGCAGGTGCTTCTTGGAAGCAGGCTATGAGTATTGCAGCGAAGAACAATGTCTTTACTGCTCCACCTTTTATTACACATAAGCAAACAAAATAGTTAGTTGATTACTGAGGTGCCACGATACTTGTGACCTTCAAGACTATAGTTAATAAAAGGATTAAGACTATAGATATTGCATTTATATACTTCTTGAAGTTTTTGTTTTAACTGAATAGTTTGAGCCTCAAACTGTACGGCACGGCTTTTAACATTGTTAATATATTCTTCATCATTAAACATAGTGTCATAAACATAACCATCAACCCAGGCTTTATCATCAAGTTCACCACAATCGTGTGCCACAAGAATAATATTCTTAGCACCAAGATGTGCAGCCAAATGAATAGCAGAAGTTATACTAGACCAAGAAACAACCAGATGATTATCCCCAACAGGGAACTCATTTAAAATATTAGTTTGTTTATCACGGTTTTCGTTATGCTCAAACTCGTACAAGTTATCAAATTCGTCAGATAATTTACCAGCACCATTAGCACCAGTGTTACCGTAAGAACAAACAATCTTAACATCAGGCATATGTCTAGCCCAATGTTGTGCATCACTATGATACTTAGTAACAATATAATTAGTGGTAGGTAAATATGTTGAACCTACTTCGTTAACTGATACTGTTATCTTATCTTTAAAGAACTCTTTATCTATAAAGTTTAATGTTGGACCTGAACCAAGCACATAAATGTCTTTATCTTTATGCTTGTTCTTTAATTCAGATACAGGTTTTAAACCCATTTAAATAGCAAGAATATCTTTCGGGTCAACAGGTTTACCTGCAGACCATCTAGCATTATCTCTTACCTCAAAATGTAAATGTGGACCAGATGAATTACCAGTGTTGCCTGACTCTGCTATGTGCTGACCAGTTTTAACTTTAGCGCCAGCCTTAACCATAGTCTTAGAACAGTGGGCATAAATCATCCACAAATCTTTACCATTAACTTTTGCTTTAACAATAACTTGTTTACCGTAGGCTTTTCCCCAGTTGTTACCTTGAACAACACCATCGCAAGCAGCGATAATATCTGTACCAGTAGGAACAGCGAAGTCTACACCACTATGAAAACCAGATTTCCACATCTTACCTTTTTTATTGTAAGGTGTAGTAATCTTTCCATCCTTGATAGGTAAACCCATTCTTATCCTTTAGTTGTAGTAGAAACCGTTAGGGTCGTTCATTCTTTTAGACATTATTGTAAACCTAGGTTCTGGAGTATAAATACCTTCATTTGGTGAAGGTTTTGGTTTTGGTTTACCTGGTTTAACAATTGGTTTTGGTTTACCTGGTGCAATTGGTCTACCTATTGGTTTTGGTAATTTACCTATAGGTCTTCCTGGTTGACCTGGTTTCATAGTCAATTCTGCTTCAATTTGACTTATTGGTTTACCTGGTTTTTCTTTTCTTATCATTATTATTTACCGCCTTTTCCTTTAGATGCTTTCTTAAATACTTCGTCAACCTCAGCCAAAGTTAAGTCTCCGTCTTTCAGGAACTCTCTGGCAAGGTCGGTTACAATTCCTGCAACGGCTAAACCTCCAGCGATGGCTGCTGCTTTAACAGGTTCAACACCTGCAAAAGCACCCACTCCAACAGATGGTAGTGCAAAAGAAATAAATAGGGCTAGTGAACGTGTAACAACGTTCTTTAATACGTGTAATGACATTATAGTTTCCTTACAGTTAGTAGAAGTTTGCCACCAAAACCATTAAATCTTTCACTTGGTGGTGTTGCAGAAAAGAATCTAATCTCTTCAATCAACGCTGAATATGTTTCATCAGTTCTAAAGTCTTGAATAGTAACAACGTTACCTGTCTTCTCTATGTCTTCAAGTTCAGAGATACGGTCAAACGCTCTATCATCTTCGGAACCAACAATGTTGTTATACTTATCCATCTCCACGTCATAACAGTACAATGGGAACTGGATAAGTCTTTGTTTCTCTATAGCAGGTAACGCTTTAATCTGGTAACCAGTCATAACAGCACCAGCAGTATTATCAGTAGAACTTCTGTTTAAATCAAATTTGAAAGCAACATACTCTTGAGCACCAGTAGGTCTACCAATACCTAAATCTTGGTTTAATAAACTACTAACAATTTCATACAAATCGTAATTTACTTCATTAGCATCTATGCTAGTAAGTTCAATAGTGCTGTTATCAAGATTGCCTCTGACTTTAATGAACTTAAAATATTTAGATTCAATAGTTGCGTAACGAATAAAACCTGTACGCAAATATCCGTTTGCTACAAGTCTAGTGGCTGCTTCAATATAGTTGTAGTCTGTGTCAAGGGCAAAGATTTTACGGTCAGATGTACCCAAGAAAGCCACAGCCTTACAGTTCTTAGCAACATCTTTAAATAAATCGTGAGCATAAGCAAAGCGAAGAGGACTAATCTGTTCAGATAAATCAATACGAATTAGACCACCCTTACCATTAACCTCGGCAGTAGCCCAACAGAATCTATCTCTGAAAGCAAAATCGTAAACAGGTTGCTCGGTTTCAGCAATCAAAGGACCATAAGATATTGAACCATCATCAGGTGAAATGATTGCAGCCCTGATACCTTTAGATGTTCCTATCATCATATAGCCCAAGTATTGTTTGATGGCATAAATTAGTTCACCATCAGGCATCTGTGCTGATACAACAGCAGATGTTAGCGAAGTGATAGCACCAGCATCAGACAAAGTAAACTTGTAGATTGATGATTGAACACCAGCGTAACCTGCCACATAGATTGCTGCACCTGATTCTGCAATGCTTGTGAAAGTGTAATCAGTGTTAGGGTGAGTAAAAATAGGAGATGGAAGGGATGAAGATGATGGGGTTAGTTCATAAACTTTGTTATCTGCCGCAAGAATGATACGACCTTTAACCCAGTCCATCGCAACTTTACCATCAGTAAAAAGGTATGAGTTAATCTTAAACATTTCAGTATCAGCAGTTGTTGAATCTCCTGTAAGAACTTTTTTGTAAACGTGTCCTTTGTTTGTGCCAGCATCATCATCATTTGTAACCCAGTATGCTGTTGTTCCATCATCACATATTGCATACACTGGGTCCTCGGAACCAGGGTTGTAGTCAATGAAATGGATAATGTCAGATGTTCCTGTACCAACAGGGGACACTGCTGCTGAAACAACATCTGCTGCTGTTTTATCGTAAGTAAAAGTTGTTGTGGTAGGCACAGCCTTAACACGGTAAGTGCCATCAAATGTGGCATCAACACCACTGATATCAACTTCCATACCAATTGCTAAACCGTGTACAGCAGTAGTGGTTAAGGTGGCAACGTTTGAAGTTAGAGCCTTGTTGTTAATTGAAAAAGTTATTCTGGGATAAACTTTATCAACATCGTGACCATCAAGAAGCAGTGCTTCATCCCTACTTGATTCGCGAATGGAACGAAGTTTAAGGCTACCTGTGGTAGTTACGTGGCTAGTATCAACATCTTTCAATAAACTTGTTTGACCTTTAGTCCAAACATCAACACCCTCAGAATCTGAAAACCTAAAACGTAAAGTCTCATCTTGCACAGGTTCAAAAAACTTTGCCCCAGCACCAAGATGAAAAGATGATTGGGAACGAAACCACCAACCAGTAAACGATTGCTCACCTGGCTCAGTTGTTTGGTCAATCTGTTCACGTTTAGAAGGAGCAGATTCCCTACGGTAAGGTGTTTCATCAGTTGACGCTAAAAAGAAAGGCATATCATTAACAGCAATATCAAATGCTTCAGCATTTAACGAAAAACTTTGTGTCCCCGAAGTGGTGTTAGTAGATATATCGTAGACTAAATCTTCCGTAATATCATTAACTTCTGCCATTTAATTCCTTAACTTTATCTATGAATTGTAAAAAATTGCCTTGAAATTTTAGTGAACCAATATGGTTACAGGTTTTAGATGGGTCAATAAATACTTTGAAACCACCATCACGAAGTTTGTAGTTAATTAAAACATCCTCGGAAACAATATCGTTGTCTTTAATTTTGACCTCAAAAACCCATCTGCGGTTACTACCGTTATGAACATAAGGTTCAGAGTTGTTCCACAAATATTGGATAGCATCTTTGGAAAGGTAATAGAAACCAGTACCAATAGATTCAACCTCTATAAGGTTATCCTCATTAAAGTTAAGGTTTTCTATTTTGCATTTAACATTGTATGATTCTTCGGTTGCAGATTTTTTGATAACAGGTAAACCTATAGCATCTTTACCTGATTCAACTAAATCAACAGCCCACTGTGGATGCCATTCCATATCGGCATCTACCCAAATCATTCCATCAAAATTGTTTTCAACAGCAACAGCAATTAAATCATTACGTGAACGCTGTATTAGAGCATCGTATGACATATATACTGGTTGAAAATTTATGTTGTTTTGCAGCCCCAGTATGATGGTGTTTGTTAGAGAGTTGACATACCAAACATCTAACTTGCCATCATATGTTGGGGTTGCTATTAGTATCTGTTTCATAACCGTCCCTTATGATTACTAGATTAATGTGTTGATTCGTACATAGAAGCAAACACTTCATCTAAGTGAGTACTTGCTTCTAATAGTTCCGCATCTAAATAGTCTTCAGGTTTTTTGGTTGGTTCAACCTCAAGAGTAAATGGTAAATCGTGGCTGTAACCATTTTCAGAGTAAAGAACTCTTGCTTCCCATTTAGTTACTTTACCTGATTCATTAACGGTTGGGTTCTTTTCTTGTATTTCTTTTTGCATTGTTATCCTAACTTGGTTTCTAGTTCTTCTACTTTAGCAGATAATTCTTGGATTGCTTTGACCAGAACAGGGATAAGTTTACTTGGTGCTGCTTCCAATTTGTCTTGGTTTTCGGTTAGAACAATGTTCAAATAACCTCTAGTACCAAATTCTTCTTCAGCAGCAAGAAGTTCTTGGGCAATAAATCCTGCTTCAAGAATATCAACTTTACCACCGTCACGCATATTCCATTCAAACTTAACAGGGTTCAAAGCGTTGATGAAGTCTAATCCTACTGGGATAGATTCAACATTCTTTTTATCTCTTATGTCTGATAGTGATGATATTGTGGTTACTTGGCAGCGCAGTGTTGCAATGGATGAGTTACCTAAAGTGATGGTATCGCTTGTGGTTGCGGTTGCAGCGTTTGCACCGTTACCTATCATTGTGTTGTTAACACCTGTGGTGTTTGTTAAACCTGCTTGGTATCCTATTGCGGTGTTTGTAGTTCCAATAGTGGTTGCACCAAGTGCATCTAAACCAATAGCAATATTGTTAGCACCTGTTGTATTAACGTCTAATGCTTCGTGTCCAATACCAACGTTGTTAGTACCAATAGTGTTTGCACCAAGAGCATTTGTACCAATAGCAATGTTTTGTATACCAGTAGTGTTAGCATCTAAAGCAAGGTAACCAATGGCAATATTATCTGTACCAATATTGTTAGAACGCAATACATCTGTACCTATAGCAACGTTTTGTATACCAGTAGTGTTAGCACTTAATGTTCTATCGCCAACAGCAATGTTGTGATTACCAAAAGTATTAGAAAATAATGCTTGGAAACCTACACCAATATTTTTAGTACCACTAATATTTTCTTTTAAAGCAGTAACACCTATAGCAACGTTTTGTCCACCTGTGGTATTAACAAGTAAAGCATCGTCACCAATAGCAATATTTCTAGTACCGATAGTGTTTGCACCAAGTGCGTCAGTACCTATTGCAACGTTTGTAATACCTGTAGTGTTAGCATCAAGTGCTCTAAGACCCACAGCAACGTTATCTGTACCGATAGTGTTTGCAACAAGGGCATCTTTACCAACAGCAACATTTCCAATACCAGTGGTATTATCAGTAAGAGCAAAATAACCAACAGCAGTGTTATTTGCTGCAGTATTGTCTCTTAACGCTTGGTAACCAACAGCAGTGTTAGCAGCATTTGTAGTATTAAATTGTAAAGCAGCATTACCCACAGCAACGTTATGATTACCACGAGTTAAATCTTGTAAAGCGGCTTTACCTACAGCAACATTACCATCACCAGTAATATTTGCAGTAAGTGCCTCACCACCAAAAGCAGTATTGTTACTAGCAGTAGTGTTAGCATCAAGTGCTCGGTCACCAACAGCAGTGTTACCAGTACCAAAAGTATTAACAGCAAGAGCATTTCTACCAACAGCAACGTTATTAGCACCTGTAGTATTAACTTTTAAAGCAGAATGACCAACAGCAGTGTTGGCTAAAGAAGTAACAGCATCAGTTAAAGCATCCACACCAACAGCAGTGTTTAAAGTACCAGTAGTTAAAGCATCACCAGCACCAGTACCAACATTAAGATTAGAAGTATTAACAACAGAAATATGCAAATTACCATTAGCAATATGGTCCTGTGGTTCCTGCAAATCGCGAGCAGTAATCATATGACGGACAGCCACACCAGAATCGTGGGCAACACCAGTAGTGCCATCCTGTGCGCGTGTTACGTTAACTGTTGTACCAGCAGAAAGCGAATCAACTGTAACAATTTCCTCGTTCGCTGTATCAGGTTCAATAACCATAGTAAACGGATACGCTGGGATACCTGTTAAGTTATTTAACTGCATTGTGGTCACAGATGCGTTCATAGCCAAGGCTAATGACTTTGCATCAAGTGTTGATGTATAATTTCTTGCTACCATTTATTTTTCTTCCTTATCTTGTGTAGTGAACACGAATTGGGTAACGGTCTCTTAATTTTCTAGACTCTTCATCTAAACGTTGTGTATATAAAGCAAGCAAATATCTTGCAGCATTAGTACCAGCGTTAAGAGGAATTTTGCCAGACTGAATATCAGCCTCTGGTGCTGTAAGAGTTAAACGACCAGGGTCAATCATTGATGCCATACGATAAGCAGCACCGTAAACAATCACATCTTTACAAGACAAAGGTAAACCTGTAACATCCTCATAATCGTCTTGGTCTATTTCAAAAATATCAGGGTTAGTTGTGTAAAACACTTGCACTGTTCTACCTGGAACAATGCTGTCATAGATTGATAAAGATATATTGGAATTAAATTCTGTAGTGTTAGCCATTGGGTCAATACGCCAAGACCTAACTGGGTACCATTCTTCGGTTGGACCAATTGATTGATGAGAAACAGCCAAAACTCTTTCAACATCATTAGGTAAAGCGTAAGTTACTTGTGAAGGATTGTAACTAAATGTGTGTGTTCCTGTACCAAACAATGTGTCACCAACAGCACGAATAGTATCGTTAATTGCTTTCTTAATATTGTTTCTAGGGTAAGTTGGTTTAATAATAACCTGTGTACCAGCAGTATGAGAAGACTTAGTTGTTCCTAAATATCCTCTACCGTAAGGTGGAATGGTTACAACACCAGTGTTTTTATCGTAAGAATCAATCCAAATAAGTTCATCATCAATTTGCATCATACCTTTAGCAACATTATCTGCTGATGAAAGTGTCATACTTGTAGCAGTTGAGGTCACATTAGCAGTTAAGTGTGTTGACCTATCTTGACGTAAAGTAAAACCTTGAAGGTTTAACGCTACCTCATCAACCAGTTCTTTAAACGTTGGCATTATTCTTTTGCATCCATTCCAAGTTATCTATCAATCTTTGTTCTTTAGGATTACCTTGTATTGCTTTAATTGCGTACTCTATTGCTTCATCTTTTTTACCCAAATACCAACCAGATATGGCTAGTAAGTCAAAACATTTCCAATTCCAAACATCATCATTAACAAGATAATGTTTTTCTTTAACCAAACTATTAACCTTGATTGCAGAATCCCAGCATCCTTGCCAGTTCTTTATCTCATAATTGAACTGTGCTAAAGAATACCAAGCCTCAAGTTGGTCAGATGCCTCTTTCACACCTTTAACAAACCAGTCCCTAGCCATCTCTTTATTGTTTAAGTTAACAAACGCTTGTGCTGCAGCCCTGCAAGATGCGGCACGTTCAATATGCCAACCACCTGCTTTAAGCATTTCCTCAGCAGATTCAATAGTTTCTCTCCACATACTGTGAAAAAAATACTCTCTACAAAGGTAAGCCCACATACGTGCATCCTGTGGTGTTTCAGCAACAGCCATCTTTAACATTGGCAAATATTGTGACCGAGATTTATTGTCATCAGGTCTGTGTAAAACAGTTAAATCTAAAGTAATACTTTTCTCTTCACCACCAAAAAAGTCACCATAATATTCTGTGACCTCGTGGCAAGGTTTAACCCAACGATAACCGTGTCTTGAATGTAAACGATTATTGTTCTGCCATTTGTATCCTGTTTCCCAAGTTAACCAAATACGGTTAACATCAGGTGTCCAGTGTTGTCTTACAACATCAAAGAATCCATCTTGCGGTATCTCATCCATATCAAGGGAAAGACACATATCAACATTAGCAGGTAACAAAGCAAGAGCAGCGTTACGCGCATCATCAAACCTGAAAGGTTGAACACTGATTTGATGAACGATAACATTAGGTGCCCCTTGTAGTAATCTAACTGTTTTATCTGTTGAACCAGTATCAGCAACCAGTCTTACATCAGCATCTTTGGTTGCTTCCAACCAACGCATAACGTGCTTCTCTTCATTCAATGCAATTGCGTAAACTGCTATTTTCATAAGTGTCCCAACCTATGTTTTGATTATGTAAAAACCAAATCCGTCTGTTATTCTGTAACCCATTTTAGGTACATTAAATGTTGTTGTAGTATCACCAGCACCAAACTTTGTACCAATCACACCAAACAATACTGAATATGTTACACGAGAAACTGCTGCACCATCACACAATAAATATCCTGAAGGTGGTGTAACAGACCAGTTTTTGATTATTGCACCAGTATCAGCAACACCTGTTGGTCCTGTAGGACCAGTGCTACCAGTTACACCAGTTGGTCCAGTACTTCCTGTTGCACCTGTAGGTCCCGCTACAGTTGAGTCAGCACCAGTAGGTCCAGTAGAACCTGTGCTTCCTGTTACCCCTGTAGGTCCTGTAGGACCTGCAACAGTAGAATCTGCACCAGTTGCACCAGTAGAACCAGTCGGTCCTATATCACCTTGTAAACCTTGAGAACCAGTAGGACCAGTTTCACCAGTTGCCCCAGTTACTCCTTGGATTCCTTGGTCGCCTTGCGAACCTGTAGGACCAGTCTCTCCTGTCGAACCTGTTGCTCCAGTCGAACCAGTCGAACCAGTAACGCCAGTTGGACCTGTAGGTCCCAATTCACCTTGAGTACCAGTAGAACCAGTTGCGCCTGTTTCTCCAGTAACACCAGTCGCACCTGTTGAACCAGTATCCCCAGTCGGACCTGTAATACCTTGAACACCTGTTGCACCTGTATCTCCTGTTGCACCTGTAGAACCTGTAGGACCAGTTGGTCCTGTTTCCCCAGTAGAACCAGTAGGACCTGTGTCACCAGTGGCACCAGTAACAGAAGGACCAGTAGGACCAGTACTACCAGTAGGACCAGCAACACCCTGAGAACCAATAGGTCCCTGAGTGCCATCAACTTCAACAAGAATATTATTAGGGTCAGTAACACTAACCTCAGTAATAGTTTCTTGTATTGTAATCTCAGTTGCCATTTAGCGAGTTACCTCTCCTCTGACAACAAATTTTCCTTCAAGAACTCTAGTCACAACACCTGTGCTAGTTTGAACAAATTCTAAATCATAAGTATGACGACCAGCAATTAAACCTGTAGTCTCTGTTGCAGTTAAAGTTAAAGTAACAACACCACCTGCTGAGAAAGATATTCTACTATTAGCAGTGGTCAATTCAATAAGAACAGTATCAGCATTAAGAAAAGAACGAACCTGCATTCTGGCTGTATAGTTGCCAACTAAATCCCAAGGGGTACCATCAGTCTTAATTGTAAAAGTTAGACTGAAAGTAGAACCCTGGTCACAGACCATATTGTATCTACCAGCCATTATTTTCCTTTTCTTGAAACAGCAGCGTTATCTACTAGATTCGGATACTTCCTACCAGCAGCCTTAGCACGAGCCTTAGCACTTTTAATCTGTGTAGGTGTTAACTTTTTAGAAGTTTTCTTAGGGTTCTTCTTATCCCAAAATGCTTTCTTTTTCATTTGCAGTTACAGTCCCACGCTCTAAGTGATTTGTTTATACGTGAATTAGGGTCACGTGCCGTTTTAGAAGAAGTACGTTTAGACTTCATACCACACATACGACTACAGAAAGACTTACGTCTTGATGCAGACTTAGGTGATTTTTTGGCTTGACCTGCTTTGACAGGAGGTTTAAGATTCCCACCAGTTGCTTTATTGTATGAAGCACGACCTTTAGCGTTTAGTCCGCCTTTGGGATTCTTTCCTTCTTTACGTGTCCAAGCAGGTGATTTAGCCATTACTATTTTTTCTTGTAATTTCTTGGAACAGAAACCCCAGCACCTAAGTTAGGCATTGATAATTTTCTTTTCTTTTTTGTAGTGCCTCTTGTACCGTAAACTGCAGCAGCAGCACCAACAGGACCAAACGGTGCAGCAGCAACGCCAACAACTTTACCAATAGTACGTGAAGTTTTACTACGGTCAGCCTTCATTTTTGCTGTAACAGCCTTTTGTTGTGCAGGAGTTAAATCAGCAAAACTTTGCCTATTAACAACTTTACCAGCAGCGTTACGTTTAACAACAGTTTTCTTTTTTATTGTTGATTTAATAGGACCAGACATAACTTTAGATTTCTGAGAACCCTGAATACCACCAACAGGTTGAATTGAACGACCAGAACCAGCAGTAGCCTTGGCTACTCTTTTTGCTCCGTACATACGTTTAACTGCTTCTTGGTATTCTGCACTCCTACGAGTCTTTGCAGCGCCAAGAGCCTTGGTCATACCCATCTTTTTAATTTCATCAATTGTTGATTGCTTAACTTTAATCTTTGCCATAGTTATTTACCCTTTGGTTTTTTTGGAACTGCTTTTTCAATGCTTGATGGCTTTGGTGCAATTGGCATACCCATTGGGTTATTGCCTTTAGCGTTAGCCATAGCGTGTTCTAGATTAGGATAGTTACATCCACAAGTTGTACACATATTATTTCTTCTTTCCTGTTTTCTTAATTTTGACTTTTGATTTTTTCTTTGAATCCATCTTTGACATCATACTCATCATCTTTTTATTTTGCATTTTTTTACTACCGTACATATTATGCTCCGTATGCTTGACCTGTTTTGTTTGATACATCTATTGCCCTACGTATATCTTTCGTCTTAGTGGTATCAGGTTGAATACCCTGCGACCTAGCCGAACGATACAACGCAAGTTCATTGTCCCATTTTTTAGAGGACATATCCATCCTACTCGTTGCTTCCCCAGCGTTCAAATCAACAGTGGAAGCCTTGCAACCAAAACATCCCTCAACGAACTCTGGATGTTTTCTAATTCTGTGTAAACTCATTTTTTGTCCCTAACACTTTTTCAATTCTATCAATAGCATCCTTCATAGAAGAACCACCATTGTGGCTTAATTCGCCATCAAGTCTATTTAATCTTTCCATCACACTTGGAACAGGGTCTCTACCTGGACCACCAGGCTCGCCTTCCCAATCGCGGCGAAATTTTTCCAACCATTCCATCATAGAACGAGTCTTTCGAACTGTTGGGGCAATCACAAAAAACACAGAAGCAATTGCTGATGCAGTCGCACCTGCGACCAGAATGTTTTCTATCATCCTTCAAAGTTACTTTCAGTAATGCCGATGCCAGCGTTAATAAGTGCAGTCTTTTGGTTTGATGTAACATCGTGTTCGTGTCCCCCAGCGTAGTATTCTGTTGAAGAATCTATTTGGTCAGTTGATGGAACTCTAAGTTTGTAATACTTATTACCAATTTTTAATACACTAATACCACGAGTTAACTTGTAACGATAGAATAGACCAAACCCTGCTGGTCCTTCTTCAACTGTGGGTGGAAAAAATGTTGGCAATTTAAACTCCTATTAGTGTTGTAGCCCCCAGTTACCCAGGGGCTACTTGCATTAGTTGAACTTATGCAGCGTTAATGCTGGATGAAGATTCAATGCGGTACAAGGCTTCTTCGCGATAACGCTTGAAACCAAGAACTCCGTACCAACCAATTGGGCGCAAGCGCATCAATTTGTCAGTAACGTTTCCGATAACCACGTGTGGTTCTTCAGCAACTGCTTCAGCAAGTGCTTGTTGACCAGCAAGGATTGTACGGAACACGCGTGCACTTGAAAGCCCATCAGTGGCGTTGTACATACGTGGTGATTCGATGAAGTATGCACCTTCGAAGTTACCAATTTCTCCTGCCCAAATTTCAGCATTTGATTGGTATTCGTGAGGCAATCTCCAAGAGGCTGCGCCTGTTTCAGCACGAAGGTCGTGTGAAACTTCTGGATGTATTGCACACCAGTATAGGCTACCTTTACGAGCAACTGCTTTACCTGCACGTAGTTTTGCAACTGCGAGACGGATATCGGCTGCTTTCAAAGTGTGTCCAGCAGTAACGTTTGTTGTTGCTGTTGCACGAACACCTGAAGCGTTGCTTGCGTAGATGACGTTTGTTCCACCGCGAAGTTCGGTTTGAACAACTTCATCAATTGAGTCAGCCATATTGAACGCAACGATATTTGCAATCGCTGGGTCAACCTCAGCAAGTGACATCAATTGCAGTTTGCGTGTGGTCAATACTGCGTTACCGTATTCGTTAAGAACAACGGTTACAGCAGATGGTGTACCAATCGCTACTGAATCAGGGTCAACTTGCTCTGATAGTGGAGTTGTTGCTTTTGTTAGGTCATTGTAGATTTGGAATACTACAGATGAACCTGGCATTGATTGACGTGCTGGACGTTTGTCAGCGACTGAACGTAGTAATGGTTGAGAGCGAAGTGCGAACTCAACTAGACGGTCATAAGCCTTTTGAACGAGACCTGCACCATTAGATGGTGTAAAGGTTCCTACGTTGTCTGCGCTTGTATATTGACCGCCACCAAGACCACCGTTAGTTGTTGCAACGCCGCCAGATAGTGCGGAAAATGCATTTGACATTTCGGTTTATTTCCTTAGTTAGTAGTTAGAGCCTAAATCTCTCCACCTTGTTGGAAAATCATATTTGTGATTTCTTCAGCAGATTCTGCATTTTGTAATCTCAAATAAATATCATCCAAGCCAGCAGGAGACTGGGCATTAGCAGTAACAGAATCAATTTGTCTGAGAGCAGCCAAGTTTGGTTGTGCCTCAGAGGGCGATTGTACTGTTAATCCAAAAACATCAGCATTTTCCTGAATCCAGTTATCTAACGCTTCAGGTGAAGCATCAATATCTGCAGGAATAAATTTTGCTATTTTTGGTGTTACGCCCTTGCTTTCAAGAACAGACTTGATAACATTCTGACGTTGTTCGGATTTGATACCAGACAATTGTGTTTCCATTTCGGAAAGAATCTTTGTCTTAGTTTTTAGTTCCTTGCGAAGTTGCTTTAGCAAATCGCTGTCAGAACCTTGACGTTGCTTAGAATCTTCCAATTCTAAATCCTCGTCTTCATCATCCCATTCTTGATAATTGTTGCTCATCGCAACGCTCCCATTCTATTGTTGTTAGTCGCAAGCCTCACGTCAAATCTGGGGGGACTTGGGTGGCTCTTGCTACCAGTCTTGTTACTCTCGTAGGGGCTGGTGGGTCCTACTGAGGGCTTAAATGGCGCCTGTTGATTGCTGCGCTAATGATGCAGTTGTAGTACCTGCACTACCACCAAATGTGGCTTTTTCTCTCTCTTGAAGTCTTTTACGACGTTGTGATTGTAAACCAAAAAATGCTTCCTGCTGAAGTTCACTTGAAAGATTACCTGTATCTTCACCGTAAATGTTTGCAAGTTTTTCAGTAGTTGGCATTGTTTGAGCAAGTTCACCAAAAGCCTTTTTAGAGGTACCATACACATCATAAGTTTTTGCTGTCTCTAATTGCTTTTGTAAACTTGAAATATTTTCTTCAGCCAATGTCATACCAGAAGTTAATGCAGCAGTTTTAATCTGTGCCTTCTCAATATTACGCACTAAGTCTTGGGCTGAAGTTCCACCCATTAACAATGCTGATGCCAACTGGGTACGTTGAATATTAGGGTCCCCAATACCATAACCTGTTAAATAATTACCAATTTGTTCACGAAGTTGTGGGTCAGCGTTATCAATTTTAGTAAACACGTTTTGAATACGGTCTTGTGTTTCAGCAGGTGAAACAGCACCACCGATAAGTTTTGCAAAAGTATCAGCGCTTGCTAATGTTTCTAAACCTGATTGTGCAAGAAGGTCACGATAGGTTTGTTCTGCTTGAAGGTATTCTGCTTCAGAGTAAGCAAATAAACCTTTTGCTCTACGACCTTCGTTACCAAGAAATCTTTGTTTGTATTCTGGGGTTTGACGAAGTTGAATAACTGCTTCATCATCAGATAAACCTTGTTGCATAAAATTTTTAATAACAGGAACAAGTGAACCTAAACCATAAGAGTTGAAAGTGTCTTCAAGTATTTTGAAAGCACTTACACGATTTGCTTCATCTCTTCTTAAAAGTTCAGCAGTAGCAGGGTCAGTTGTTTGCCCAGAACCACGACCACCAGCAATAATTTCTATAGTTCCATCACTGTATCTTCTAGTGATTGTTCCATCACCATTATCAGTATCTGTAAAAGTTAAAGGTTTATTACCACCAGTGTTGCCACCACCACCACCACCGCCGCCACCTGGTTTATTACCTGCAGAACCAGTTGGTTGAGGTCTAGTACCTGGTCTACCTGGAGGAAGAATACCTGGTTGAGGTTTAATAGCAGAAGGAACAGTAGGACTTGGTTTAGGTTTTTGTAAATAACCACTACCTGGACCAATAGGGGAACCAGTTGGTTTATTAGGTTTAGGTGTTATTACTGGACCAGGAACTTTTTTAGGTGCCATCTATTTACACCATCCCAAATCTAGAAAGAATATTATTAATAAAATCAGCGCCTTTTTCTTTAGCGTTTTTAGTGTACTGCCATAAAGGACTTTGACGCATTCTGTTATCAAAATCTCCTATAGTTTCTAAAACTTGACCACTAATAGCGCGAGTAACATCATTATCAAAAAGATTTATAGACTCAATAGGAATTTCAAGAAGTTGCGCTTTTCTAACAATATATTGTGAAGCAATTTCTCTAGGATTTACACCTTGGTCAATAAACGGTGCTAGACTAGGATATCTTGCTTTAGAAATATTTTTTAATTTTTCAGTAATAAAATCAAGTTTACCATCTTTTAAATATTGCATTGCATAACCACGAATATCAGCATCAGGAATAACAACACCATAATCACTAGCAAATTTACGAATAGCAGTTAAACCAGCATTTAACGCTGGACCAGCATTAGGAATACCCTGTTGCTTTTCAAGAGCCTTACCAACAAAATCTAATGCTAGTGCTTCTCTATCTTCTTTAGTAGCAACACCACCAACAGTAGTTGTTGTAGCATTACCAGCAGCATCGCGAGTAGTAATAGTTCTTGCTGAAAGATTTTTCTCTAAAGCACCCAACGCTTTAGTGAAAGCATTAACTTCTTTAACACCAGGAAGTACACCAAGATAATCTCTAAAAGCAGAAGTAATAATTTGCGCTGCCTCAGAAGAAGTACTTTGCTGACGGGAAGTAGTAGTACGGGTACCAACACCTTGTTCTGCTGCTGTACCTAATCTTGCTGTTGCATAAGTACCAAAATCTTTTTCAGGAGCCAAATAAAAATCTGTTAATAAATTATTATAACCCTTTTCAACAGAAGCCCTAGAAGGATTTTTACCTGAAACTAAACCAAGTCTTTTAAGAAGTTCAACAGTGCTTCTGTACTCTGTTTGGTCAGAAGAACCACGACTGCGTCTAAAGTCTGCTAATAAACTAGCCTTATCAATTCCTCTACCGTTAACAATTTTTTTATTACCATAACCAGATTGACCTGCAGCATTAGCAGCCATCTGGTTATAATCTGGAAGCATAGTAGCAAAACTTCCACCAGCAACAGGTGCTGGTGGCATAGGGGAAACTGTCATTATCTAATTGGCTCCAATGGGTCTGCTTCAAGGAATCTGTCATACCAAGAAGAAAATTGCGTATTGTTTCTTTTCAAAGTAGTAACGTAATTATCCCAAAGTTCTTGCAAATCAGCATTCTCATCAGATGAGATAGTGCCACTCATACCTTGTTCTTTACGTTGCGCTAGTTGTAACATCAAAGTATCTCTTGAATCCATATAATCCTGCATTACCGCCCAAGCAGGTTTATTATCTTCAGGAAGACTACCTATAAACTTTTCATTCTGTAAAATTTTATCAATACCAGTAAGTGTTTCTTTCCATTTACCGATAGTGAAAGACATTCTATCATCTGCCCATTCAGGATATTTATCACTGATTAACTTGATAGCATTTTGCTTCATTTCAGCAAGTGGTCTACCTTCAGCAGAATTTAAAGAAGTAATACCAGTTGCTTCCATCTGAGCATTAATAGCATTAGATAGTTTATTGTATTCAATCCAACCAGCACGAACATCTTGTCTTTTAACTTCAGACAAAGGGTCCAACTGACCACGAAACGATTCTTTACTACCAGGAACAGGAGAGTTTTTTATCTGCCAAACATAAACTGCTTGGTCAAACTCACTTTCAACCTGACCATTATTGGTAATAAGTTGAATTAAATATGGGTTATCTTGATAAACATCTGAAACTAAATTACGATTAGTTTTAGCATTATAAACTGCTTTAGTTGTAAAATCCATACCAGTTGTTGCACTGCTACCTGAATAGGCAAGAGTGAAATAATCTGGGTAATCTTCGTAAAATCTTTGAGCAGGGGTTTTACCGTTAAGTTCACCTTCTGCTTTATACTTGTTCCACATTCTAATATATGGTTCATATTCTGAAGTAAACCTAGGTTGAAAAGGAAGAGTTAAAGAAGCAACGAAACGCAATGTCATCATTGCATCATTCTTACGTCTTATTTCATCAAACTGTGGTTCATCTGCTCTTTTACCTTCACGCCATCTTTGACGTTCAGTTGCATAAATACCTTGAAGTTGATTTAAATAATCTTTATCTTTAGTTCCAAACATTAAAGATTTCATTCTTCTTAACTGAGAAGAAAAAATAATATCCATTGTATTTTCAGTTGGACCAAGTGGAAGAATAGCATCTAACACACCACGTGCTGGTACATAAAAACCAAATTGTTCACTTAATTGTTCATTAATATCTGGACTGTTTTTAACAATTGCAGAAGCAGGAACTTGAGCAATAGGACCAAAACCTGGACTCCACCAAGGCTCACCCTGAAACATTAAGTTTAAAGAATTTTTAGGGAACTGCATAGTGGTATTATTGCTAGTATATTTTTTTAACCAATCAGGCATAACTTCACCTAATTGTAAAGAAATCCAAGTATCACCACTGCGTGGGTCTTTTTCGGTGAAACCTGCACGGTCTGGTGAACTCCATATTAGATTTGCACGACCAAGAACATTTGGGTTTTCGTAAGCAAGTCTGCCCCAAGTACGCATAGTATTTGAATATGCTGCAAAGAATGGGGAAACGTAAGACATTAACGCTGTAGGTCCACCATATCTATTAATGGTGTAAGCAGTTGCTTCCATTTCTTTTCTAGCCATACGGTGAGCAGTTTGTTCTAAGTTACGAAATTCGTTATTAGATAAACCTTTTCGCACAGCATCTTTACCATATCCTGCAACTTTACGGTCAACTAATTCATTCATTGACTTGCGGTAAACAGCAGCATATAAAGGATGGCGAACCATAACATCTTCAGGTAAAGCACCAAGGCGTTTAAATAAACGTGCTGTTATTTCTTGATACTTTTGCCAAACAGTTTTAGCATCATCTAAACCAAACATTTCACCGTGAATAGGTGACAAATCGGCTCTGCCTTGTAAAGTATTACGAATTTCATTCATAGTAAGTTCGCGTTTAGACATTTCTTTACGCAACGCTTCATCAGGGAAAGCACTTTGAACGTTTATTTCTTGTCTTGCAATCCATTCCCTTGCAGAACTAGCGTCTTGTCCACTGTTTAATAAATCTGTACGAAGTTTATTGTTAGTTTTAACTGCAGCAACAATTTCATCAACACTGTTACCTGCAAGAAGCATACGTGTTACTTCATCGTTTCGGTATTGACGGTGAACAACGAATGCAGCATTCCAATATTCTGGTGATGCTTTCTTTCTACCAGGTGTAGCAATTAACTTACCAGTAGCATCATAAGTAGGTGGGTCAATTTTACCAAAACCCTTACTTGTTAAAGTCCCATCAAGTTGAATTTTAGATATAGCGTTCTGTGATTGTAATTCAACAGCAGTACGTTTGGCTGCAGATGAAGAGTTTCTAGCATACAAACCAAGGTCGCCAGTAAAAGCATCATTAATCATCAAACCATCGTGATTGTATGCGCCACTAAATTTATTAACACGCACATTTCTTGCATATTTTGCATCAAAGTCTTGTGCTTCTTTAAACATTCTATCAACAATAGCAGATTTGTTTTTTAAATCCACTTCTAATCTTTTGATATCATTTTTGATAGCAGTTTTTTGAGATTTTAAAGTAGCCTTAGTAAGATTTTCTTTTGCAGCATTTAAAGTGTTTGTAACATTATTAACTTCTGCGCGTGCAACAATTAAACTTCTTGATTGCATATCTTTTAGTTCGGCAAAACTAGCATAGTTTTTAGCCAAGCCTTGTTCTTTACTTCCTTGGCGAATTAATGCTTTTTCAGTAATATGTCTATATCTAACGTCTTTAATGGTATCTCTAAAACTTAATCCAACATATTTCAAATATTCACTTGCTGAACCAAGGTAAGCCATAGCACGTAAAGAACCTTCGGTTACGTTACGAACAGTGTAACCTAAACGTAAAAGAACAGATGGTTTCCAAATATAGTTAAACATATCGTAACCTGTTGAAACCCTTGAAAGAATACCTAAACTTGTTCCACCGTTTTTAAAATGTTGTTTAGCGATTCTTTCAAATGCTTTAGCATCAATCATTGGGATACCAGTAGCAAGTTGTGAAGATAACTGCCTGGTAGGAATAATTAATTGGTCTTCAACAACGAAACCTGTTTTACCACCCTGTTTAATGATATCTATAAGTTCACGACGTTTTTTTGCAGTTGTATAATAAACAACATCAGCGTGTGTTTTAACATTATCTGCAGAAACACCTGGAAGGTCACGTAAAAATTGTGATTTTTCTGCTTCTGTTAATTTAACATTCAAACCATACTTTTCACCAATATCTCTTAATGCTTCCTTTTCGATAGCATCAACGGCTTCTTGGCGTGTTAAATCATCAGCAGCGTCACCATACTTTTTCAATAAAAGACGTTTCTTGGTTGCTCCCTCAACACCTTTCCAAGCAGAAATAGTTCCCATCCAAGCAACTATTTCACCAGAAGAACCAGTTGAATCAACACCTTTAGTTTTTATCCAACCTGAAGGAACTTCACTTCGAGCAAAACTAACAACTTTCATACCAAGACCATTAGGTCCTTTTGCTGGAAAATCTTGAACAAGTATATTGCTACGATTCTCAGCACGGATAGCACGACGTTTCTCTATTGAAGAGAACTTTGATGCACCAGTTCCAAGTATTTCATTATAAGTTAAGTTAATTGCATTACGAATCTTTGGGTCTTCTAATGCAAGTGATTCAATTTCTTTTTCAAGTTTAAGTTTAATGTTTTGATTTTTAGCAAGCCAAGCATTAACATCGCCACCAGCCTCAACAACTGATTTCATTTGAATATTTAAAAGGTCTAACTCACCTGTTGCTCTATCTAACTGAGCACCATACTTAGCAAAGTTAGGGCTTTTCCATATTAACTCTTTTGCTGCCTTATCACCAGTTGCTGCTTTCATAACTGTTCTAGCAACCTCAACGGCTGCTTCTTCAGCAGAACCATACTTTGCAATAAGTGCAGGATTATTAAATTGTGACACATTGATATCACTTAACACAGAAGCAAGAAGTTCTGGGTTAGAAGACTTTTGAGAAATACGATGTGTTATAAGTCTAGAAAAATCTGTGGTATCTTGTACAGCGTATCTTAAAAATGTGTCCCAACCATCACTACCAAAATCAGTTTTTGAACCAAGTTTAGGGTCTAGTACACCTTCAAATTGTTTACCAAGTATTTTGCCGCCACCACGTGCAACAGATATACCTTTACCAAGTTTAGCAAGTGGGTCAGTGTACCAAGTTACAGCAATATCTGTTAAACCTGAAAGTATTCTTCCAGACATTTCATCAGAGAAAGCCTTCTTGCGTTGTGCAGCATCATAAATATCAAAAGAACCCTGGAACATAGTAGGACCAGATTCTTTACCAACTAATGCTGCCCCTTTTGCTGCAAGTTTAATTGGGGCAAAAAGAATATCACCAACAGAAGAACCAGAAATGAAAGCCTGTCCTGGGCTTATATCTTTAGCGTACTGTCTGTAAGTGTCACCAACATCAGATAGTTGAAAACCGTCTTTATAAAGAGGATTATCTTTATCTGTTAACAGTAAACCTGTGCTAATGCCGCGACCAATAGGTTTTGAAACCTTATTGTAATAGGTGGTAAAAGCATTACCTACTCCACGCGCAGTGTTGACTGCCCAATCTGAAATTAAACTCATTGATTATATTCCGTTGTTATAATTCTTATGATTTCGTCGTGGTCTTCATCACTTAATGAAGGTATATGCACAAGTCCCCAACCAAGTCCTGCATTGTCGTTGCCTAGTGCTTTTAAATATTTTCCAAAATTATTAGCCCAGCGTGGAGTTTCCATTTACATCTCCTGTGAAGGTGATATTGGTTCCTGTGTGGGTGCTATCTGTCCAGGTTGTCCTTTAAGATATTTAACAAACGTTCTTAAAGATTCTGGTGCATCTTCCGAATTTGCTGCACGTTCAATCATTGGTAAGTAGTTAGATAGTTTTTGCAAATCTTGTTTTTGTGGCGAATCAACATCACCTGTTCCAAGGTTTAAACCAATATCTGCAGGACCAGGACCTTCACCGAAAGGCATACCTGTTTCAGGTGTTTCGTTAGGTCTTTGAGTTTCAGCAGTAAGAGGAAGAGTACCTGCACCAACAGATTGTGCATTAACATTCACTTTAGGAATGTTAGTTGGTTGTCCTTGCAATTTTGCCCCTTGTTGTTGTTCCATTAACGCTTTACCCTCACCGTATTTTGTTGAGTTCATCTCACGAATAGGTTGAGTTGTTCTTTTAGAAATGTTTTTATCAACACGTTTAGCAAACTTGCCTGTACCAGAAACTTTTTCTACAGCCATTATTGACCTGCTAGTTGTGAAAGTAACGTTCCAATATCAGGTGTGCCCTGTGGTGCTGGTGCAGAAGGACCCCCTGGAGGCGCTTCAACTGGTGCAACAGGGACAGGTTGCTCGCCAGGAGCAGTCATCTCAGCAGGGGGAACTTGTGGTGCTGCAGGAGCAGGTGCTGGTGCGAAAACCTTTTTAACAGCGTCTTCGATTTGTACACCTTTTTGTCGCTCTTTGATTACTTCAGCAATGTTCATAACTAATGAACTTGGGTCTTGTCCCTGTGCAGATAACTGTGGTATTGCTTGAGCAAGCGCAGCCATAGAAGCATTTAAGTTGTCACGCATTTTTTGTATATCAATTGATTGTTGTTCTCCACCAACATTCATTGACCAAGGTAGTTCACGCATAACGAAATCGCGTGATATTAAATCAGCACCTAGTGCTTGTAATGAGAAGATTAGTGCACGGCTTGGGTCAAGTCCTGACATTAAACCGTAACGTACTTGAACAGAATAGTCACCGCGAATATCTTTACGTGGTGAATATGTTATTTCGTAGCGTGCACCACCAGATGTGGCAACAACACTTTTTTCTGAAGGAAACATTTTTTCATCCATTTTAAGACATAATTTAATAACGTCTTCAAAAACGTCTGACAAAATTTGTTGACCAGTTTTAACCTGGGTGTCAAATGCGCCCAGTAAGGCTTGCACACCTTGCCCTGTTACAACGCTGGCATTAATAACACCAGAACGTCCTTCAGGGTAACGTGCACCGATACGCATTTCACGTTGTAAGATTTCTGCTTCTTGAAACGCAGCAGGTGGAACCTCTAAGCCTACACGGCGAATGTTCTGCGGTTGAGCAGTTCTTAATATTGCATCAGGACCAAACGCAAATTCTTGTACATCATTTGGTACAGCAAGTGGAGCGTTGATTGATTTTTCGGCAGCGTCCATTGCTAACTGTGCAAATCTTGCACGAGCGATTTGAACCCATAGCACGTCATCAAATTGACCGCGTGGTTCTTCATCAACTCCAGGTCTTTGAGCAACACGTACCATCACTTCACCCATTGGGTTTTCAGCGCTGGTAAGAACTAGATTACCTCTGTGAGGTAAATATAAAACAATAACATTTTTGTCTTCATAACGAATCATTTCTAATTCTGAATAAAGGTCAACTTCATCCATTGGGTATCCGTTAAGGATTTGTCTTTCAAATTCTGGGAACTCTGTTATTAGTTCAGCAATTGTTTTAATATAACGTTTAGTGTAAGAAACCACACGACCATAACGGTCAAACTCTGGGTATGCACCAAGTGGGTTTTCTACACGGATACGTGGAAGATTGTTTTCCCAATCGGCTTCAATAATAATAGGTAGGAAACCATAGGTACCATACCAGTCAGCACCTTGATACATTTGGGTTTGTAGACGTGAATGTTGAACATAGTTGTTAACAACAAGACCTCTGATGTCAGCAGATTTTTTTGCACGGTCAGATGAAGTATCTGTTGTTGTGCAGTTAAAAGAAGGTAGTGGTGCTAGTACTTCGGAAACGTCTCTTGCTGCTACGTCAACGAAGTTTGCAATCATAGCCTTAGTTGCACCTTCGGGGAACATTTCTGGAAATACGTTTACAAGGTTGCCCCTGCGTACTTCAAGAATGTCTGCCATTCTGGCGTCACGGTTTTGGTTTCGGCGTTTTAATGCTTCAACTTTGACCGCTATTTGTGTAATATTAAGAGCCACTAAATTCCTTAGTTGTAGAACATCTCGGATTGTTGTTCAGCGTATGCTTCATCTAAATCAACAACTTGCCTTGTGTTTAATTGTTTCATCGAATGCCAACGACTTGTTGTGTAGCGTTGGGTATAATTTTTTCTTTCTAACCATTCACGGATAACTAACTCTGTGAACCATAAAGCCATAACCATATCTGAAGCCTGTTTCTTTTTCATATCAGGTTTCCAAATAATCAACTGGTTAATAAGAGCCTTCATACCTTCACTGCGTTCAGTGGAGGGAAGATGAATCAAATTTGAGTTTTTTTCGAACTTTCCTTCTCGTACAATCCCAAAGAGTGGAGCCATAGATGCAACACCGAAGTCAACGTCCCATTTGTTATTTCCAGTGAAATGCTCACGAAATTGGATTCCCCTTGAAGATAGAAAGTCTCGTATCGCTTCGTCTTTCGTGAGGAAGAGTTGGAAGGCATTTTTCTCCGCTACAACAACATTGGGTTGATATTTTAAAGTCCATTCCTCAATCAGTTCCCTGATTTTGGCTGGGGTTGGTTCAGTCATATTTATTGCGTCAAGAAGGTAACGCTGATTAGTTTCAACATCTGCTGCCACAATCACTGCTGCGGTTGCACCAGCCATAGCAGGGTCAATGCCCATAACAATGCGAAAGTTTCCACCATTAGGGTGCCCTGGTGCTTTGAAACTTAACGGACCAATTTTTCTCATACCGTTAACACAACCAGTTATTGCAAGTGGTGGGAAAATGGAATCATCTTCAACGTCTTGTTGCTGATAAACCATTGCCCAAGTTGAGGGGGTGACTTCTGAACGTCTGTTAAAGAGCGTTGGACCATCCCACTTTTGGTATAATCCATCAGAATCAGGTGTGGTGTCTTCGTCGCCGTCCCAAGGTCTATCGGAACGCGCCCATAAAGTCACCCAGTCTTTGGGGTCTTCGTGTGTTTCTAAAACCGCTGGCATAGCCAAATAGGTGAAAGGTGATTTACCACCAGACCAATGCTCAGGGTTACGAAGTTCGCGGTACAAGTCATTAGAAGCAATACGGGTACCAACAATTAAAAGTTTACCGTTCTTACCAAGACGTGTGATTACTTCTTGCTGCAACCATTTGATTTGCTTTTCCCACTCGTGGGCGTTAGCACCAGTGATGCAGTCATCAAGAATAATTAAATCGGCGCGGGCACCATAAATCTGACCACCCATACCAAGTGCTTGAAGGGTAGGGTCCTTCTCAGAAGAATCCCTAGTCTCAGCACCCAAATACACGGTGTCAGTTTTCCAAGTATCAGCATCATCTTTCCAACCACCATCAGGACCATAAGTCTTTTGCAACTTAGACCACCTAGGGTGGGACAGTCTTTGCTTAATAGCATAAACGAACTCGCGTGCCTTATACAAAGTCTTAGACACAATGATGATACGAACATTCGGGTCAAGAGCAATACGGTACGTCGAATAGTTAACTGTGATAGTGGTTGACTTGGCGTGCTCAGGGGGAATATTAATCAACACACGGTTACGGGTAGCAGGTTCATAAACCATACTATCGTGAACCCAAGCAGGCTCACCCTTCTCAAGAAGGGAAATGAAATTCTGCTGATGAGGGAAAACCTTCATCTCAAGATAGTCTTGAGAAAAGTCCTCAAACGAAAGATTAAACTTATCGGCGGTATCAGAACCAGCCCTAACATTATCCCTTTTAACCTTAGCATCATCAAGGTCAGACCTAAACTGGTCATCAGACTTAACCCAATACTTAACCGTATCAGCCTTAACCCCAGCAACCTCAGAGGCGGCGTTAACAGTCATACCATTAGCAATAGCCGTTAAAAAATTTTTTTTCTTCTTGGCTGACTCACCTTTAAGATGGTGAGATAAACCTGACTTGGCAGCCATTTCGCGCCCCTTTTAAAAATCATATTATGTGATTGCGACTAGGTTGGGTGGTACTGGAACCCAACCAGTGTAGTATAATACTACCCTATAATATTATATTAGGATATAGTGTTGGCTGGTTGGCTTTAATACCAGCCAACGTACAAAAACCCTTACACTATGACTAAGGCGTTACCAAACACAATGGTAACAGAAAAAACCAAACTATTTTTAAAGAAACACGTTTCCGCAGGTCAGAAACCTACAGCGACCCATCACCAAATAACCCAGAAAAATATAAGATGGGAGTGAACATATGTAGGGGTCGTCGTTTATTAACAATGGGGGGTCTTTTTTTTGCCAGATTGTAGGAAAATTGGGCTTGGTTTGGTGTTTGTAATGCGTGAATAGGTGTGACTTGTGATTATCTGCTGAGGGCAAAAGTATTGCCCCCCACTTGTGAGGTGAGGGGCGTGTACCCGTTGGGGTATTTTAATTCTTGCTATCTGAAATTGTTTGTCTCATTATTCTTTCCTCAACTATTTTAGCGAAGTTGTCGTATGACTCTGAAGCGTCGCCGTCTTGGTTATTGAACCAAACTACGAGATTTCCGAACATTACATATTGTCCGAAAGTTGCAACTACCAAAGCACACGGGGCACTTTCGTATACTGGGAAAGTTCCGATTGTTTGTCCTTCTTCGTTCTTTACTATTAGTTGGTGTTTCATTTGTTCTTCTCCATTTGTGAGGCGTTTGCCTCTTAAAATAATCGTCTCACTTTTTTTGTCTTTTGTCTACGCGACACGCCGTGCGCGTTACACTTTTTAGTTATCCACAACTTGTCCACAACTTTGTCCACAGGCTGTGGATAACCTGTGGAAGCGTTGATCAAAATGTCCGTTTTGTCCGTTATGTCCGAATTTTCGCAACAAACTAAAGGAGTTTTCAACACAAACTTTTTTCACCACAAACGGACATTTCGGATTTGTCGGATTTGTCCGATTTGTCCGAATTTTCGCAACAAACGAGGCTTCGCAACAAACTTTTTTTCAACACAAACTAATGTCCGTTTTGTCCGATTTTTCGGCACAAACTTTTCGCAACAAAACTTATCCACAGGTTATGCACAGGTTGTGGATAACTTGTGAATTGTTGTTCATCTAAAATTAACCTAAAAAAAATCAAAATATCCTTCCCTTTTATCGGGTTTGGCATTAGTATGGAGATACTCCAAAAGGTGGAGAGTACCCGAAAGGGTACAAGAAATGAGGAAGAAATGAAACTAGAACAAAAGCAAGAGAAGGCAAGAAAAGAACTACAAGAAATAAAAGCAATAGAAACAAGACAGCAAGAAGTGTTAGCGTTGTTCGTAGCGTTTGATGCCTCAGAAGTTAAGGTGCAAGAAGCACTTATGAACTTCAAGAAGTCTGAGACAGTTGTCGAGTCTTGTCTCGCCTTTCGTGTTGCTTGTGTTGCCGTTGTGGAAGCCTTGAAAGAAAAGGTTTTCACTTCTCAAAAGGAAGTAGCCGACGAACTAGGCTACGACAAAAACAAAATGTCTCGTATCGTGAAATGTGGAAAGGTATTTCAGAAGTTCACTTCTGAAGAATTAGCCGAACACGATTTCAACGAGTTAGACATCAAGGCACTTAGTCACGACGAACCAAAAGCGATAACCGAACTTTTGGCAGATGGTGAACTCGAGGAAGTTCAAGAGACACAAGCCGAGGCGAAAGCGAAAGCACCTTCTAAGAAGTTCGAGAAGGCTGTCGAAACAGTAATTCAGTTACTCGCTGAAACTTCTCTAACTTCTGCCGATAGGTTCGACGCTTTCAAGCGTATCGAAACGCAAGCAGGGCAACACTTGAAAGATGAAATGCGTGGACATATGTCAGCAAGAGTTCAAGCATATCTTCAAGTGACACAAGGCAAGAAGGTAAAAGCAAACGCCTAACCGATAGGAAGAAATCCCCTGAGAAATCGGGGGATTTTTTCTTGCCCGAAATGTCCGATTTTCGCCACAAACTTTTCGACACAAACAGTTCTAGTGCCTTAATGCGCCAATGCGTCGTTTCGCCACAAACTTTTTTTCGGCACAAATGCTTGGGTTCGCCGTAGTAGTGCATTAGTGCGTTGTTTGGTCAAATATCATTGACCTATGCGTTAAATTGTAGTAAAATGGTAGTTAAGAGTTAAGAAGTACCCGAACGGGTACAGAGATGAGGAGAATATGACAAAGAAAGATTACGAACTGATTGCTGATGTAATCAAGAACCTTGATGAGGTTATTGACGAAACAGCGTTTGCTGTGCTGGTTGTTAGGTTGGCTGGTGCGTTGGCTGGTGATAACCCTAGGTTTGACGGGGTTAAGTTTGCTAAGGCGTGTGGTGTCAATGTCGCAATCTGACACTATCCATTTGGGTGATTGCCAGAATGGGTGCGAGAAGTGCAAGGCTAATTGTGGTTGTGAGGTGTGCCGTGAAGAAGTATAAACACGGCATACCCACGCGCCGAGTGATTAAGACTCGTTCGTTGGTGATGGTTGGTAATCGTACCCGTAAGGGTACTCGAACCTCTTTCACTAATCTTCAAGTCTCACGCGACTTAAAAGCGTGTGAGGCTTACTGGTTGAAAGTGTTAAAAACTACTGAGGAGGCGTTAAATGAAACGAAATAATTTTTCGGCACAAAATCAGCGTGCGCCCATTGTTTTAACTAGGCGTGGCGAGAAGTTGATGATATTTAGTATCTTTGCAATATCATTGACCATTGTTGCGTTTGCTGATAGTATTAGAGGTATGTTAAATATGTAGATTTCAAGTACCCGTGAGGGTATTTGATTAGTGGTTGGTATCAAAGGTAGTCTAGCGTTGCAATTCGCCTACGCTTGTGAACCATACTTGCTCTGCCAACCACACCCCCAAAGTACCCGTAAGGGTACAGAAAATATGGAGAAGGCAATATGTCAGAGGAAAATAATCAAGAGACTACACCTAGTCCTCTTGAGGCAGTTCAGCAAGAAATAACTAAGTTAAAAGAGCAGTTAGAGCAAGCGCAAACTGATTATCGTGGCAAGATTAACCAAGTTACTCAGATACGCGCATCTGTTCATCAGTTCTTTACTGACGCTTTTGACAGTAGTTATGATGACGCAACTATTAACTTAACTGATGTTAATGAGTTGTTATCAAGTATCGGTGCGTCTCAACTTGAACAAGAGTTCGAGGGTCGCGTCACGATTACTTATTCATTTACAGTTAAGGCTGAAGATGAAGATGACGCCAGAAGCAGGGTTGAAGATGCCGTGAGCAGTTTGGAAAATCAAATTGACGCTGGTGCTGATGACTCGTATTCTGAGGAGTCAATCGAGGTGGAGTTCTGATGTATTGGGGAGACTATCTCGCTATTGCAATCGTACTTAGTGTCGGCTCGTTCGTGCTAGGTATTTTCTACAACCAAAGAAAAAAATAGTACCCGAACGGGTACGGAAAATGAGGAGAAATGGGTAAAGGAATAAATATAAAGATACCTAAAGATAAACTTTTAGGTGCTTTAGAAGAAAAGTTAAGTGTGATACAAAATACTCAGGCTGAGTATGAACACCAACTAAAGATATCTGAAGAAGAAGAAAAGGATTACAAAGAACAAGTTAAGAAAATTGTTTTAAGTAATCCTCAATTTATGGGTGAAGTGTCTCATAATTGGCGTGGTAACGGGAACATATTTGAGATAATGGTAGAGATACCTTTGTCTCTTATGCCTCCAGAAGTTCAAACACCGACTAAGCCTTATGGTGGTGGGCGTGGTTATGGCAGGAACTATGTGAGCAACGATTATGATGACATTGTTGCTGACCTTACTAATGCTATTCGTATGCTCAAGTTATCTGATGAAGAAGTTGTTTCAACAGCAACTTACGCTTCAGTATCGAGGTTTTTATGAGACCATTACACGAAATTGCACGCGAAATTAACGACGATTGGCGTGTGCAGGGTAAAGGCGTGAGTCCTTATGCTCGCCCTTATCTGGACGCTCTCCATACTTTGGAGAGTATTGACGAAAACTATTATCAAGATAGTGCTGATAGTGTTGTTCGTTACTTTTTGGCTAATGCCTCAACTTGGAAGGGTGAGAAGGCACGCGCCATTAAAAAAGAGTTAAACTCACTACTCAAGTAGTACCCGTACGGGTATTACCTCATAGACAGCCCACGCTTCCCTTTCTCGGCGTGGGTTGTCGCCTAAATGGAGGAATAAATGGAGATATCAAATTTTAGAATTAAGATTTCAAAAAATAATAAACTATGTAGTTGCCAAGATAACGCTAAGGAAGGTTACTGCGAAATATGTATGGAAGAAGTTATCGCAGAAAATATGATGACAACTGACTATCTTGGTGCACTTATGCAAGAACCTTTCATTCAAGAGCATATCAAAATTATTCCTGTGGGTTTTGATGTTACTGAGCAGGAAAGGTTTTGGCACACACGACATTATGAGGAGGGTGGAAATGCCTACAATCGGCACACCGATTAGTAATAATAAAAAACTAGGTTCAATGGCTGCGACTTATCGCACACCTGATACTTGTGCTAGTGATTGCCCGTTGTTCATTGACGGGAAACCTAAGTGCTATGCGTCGTCTGGTGGGGGTGGTGGCTCGTTTGCTCTTGCACGCAAGTTTGGTAAGTCCACGCAGGAAGCGTTCCTACGACTTTCAACACAAACTCCTTTCAGGTCTGTCGTGCGTCATCTCGTTTCTGGTGATGTTGATGATGAATACATTACTGAGGCTAACAAGTTACATAAGGATAGACCTGATTTGCGTGGTTATGGTTACACGCACGATTGGCGTAATCGTTCACCTGTTGAGATTAACGGCTGGGTGCTTAACGCTAGTTGTGAAACACCTGAAGAAGTTGAGAAAGCGTTGGCTAATGGTTGGCAGGCTGTGATTGAGTCACCTGAAGATAGTACCCTTGCGGGTACTCGTATTGCTGGTAGACGCGTTGTTGCTTGCCCTAATCAGGAAGATGACAGAGTTAAGTGTGCTAGTTGTCGGCTGTGTACCACAAGTTCTGAAACACGCCCGATAGTTGAGTTCACTTTACACGGAAATAATGTTAAACTGTTAGCAGATATTATTATTAAGAAAAGAGGTGAACAAGATGGAAAGTGAGAAATGGCGTCTTGGTGAAATACTTGCCGAGATTAGTGACGACTACTCAATTAAATATGATGACAAGAAAAAAACTGCTGTCATAGGTGAGTATGAGTTCACAGAGTTAAAAGATAATCAGTTGCTGGTTTCTTATCGTATATATAAATCAGAGGATTGGTTTGAGGACTTTGAGGACACTATCGACGCAACACCTGATGATGTTCTTAATGTGTTAGAACACTCACCAGATTGGCGAGTGCAGTTCAATTAAGTACCCGTAAGGGTAGAATGGAGAGATATGAAAGATAGAGAGAGAAAAGAATACAAAGTCATAGTTACATTAGGTACAGAAATTATTAACATTTCTGCCTATGATGAAGTGTTGGCTATGAAAACAGCGCACGAAACAATCATTGAGGCTTATGGTCTTGACCTTGCTGAGGACGCTGATTATATTGTTAGAGAGGTGACTGCGTAATGGAACAGTTAGATGATGCTATCACTTGTCACGGGAAATCGTGGTCTGGTGTTGGTTGCCGTGTCTGTATAGATATTGAGAACGCAATACATAGCGAAGGATATGACCAAGGTTGGGTGAAGGAGTATGAGAATGACTAAAGAAAAACCAATGATTAGTCTTACTGCTATGCAACATTTGGCTATTCTTGTTACATATAGGCAACTTGCTTGGGATTTGAAGCGTAAAACTAAATCAAGTCCACCTCTTAAACATTTGAGCAAACTACTTGGTCAAAATTTTAAGAATAAAAAAGAAGCGTTCACTTTCATTCACGATTTGTTGGAATACAATGGTGAAGAAACTATGGACATATGTGGTATGGGTGATTGTCCAGGAATTAAAAAAGATAATATGCCTGCACCTAGTGTTGGTATATATCAGGTTACTTGGCAGGAAGATGTTGGCGTGCAATCTAAGCAAACAAAACTGTGCCAAGAGTGTAAGGATTATCTTGTAGAGCGCAAGGTAATTGAAGATATATAAAGTACCCGTACGGGTAGAAATGGAGAAATAAAATGTCAGAGGATATAAGAATAGGTGTGCAACTTACACCTAAAGAAATACAAGTTATTCATAGGGCATTGTCTTATTACATTAGTGATTGGACAGTAGAGTATGCAGAAGTTGAAATGAAACTTCTTAATGAATTAGCAGAAGTATTCAAACGCATAATAGTAATGGAGGAAGCGTAAATGGCAACGCGTTCAGTAGTTGGTAGATATGTAGGTGACGACGCTTGGATAGGTCGTTATGTGCATTGGGACGGATACCCAGCCAATATGGTTATGGTGTTACTCGAAATTGTTTTGCGTAATGGTTTCGATAAAGCCGTGAGCACTTTAGTGTTTGAGAACTATGGTTGGTCTGGGCTGTATCCGTTACCTAATAAAGATGATGACGAAGGTTACATCAAAGGTTATGGTTATCCAATGAAAGATAGTAAAAGTGGTGATTGGATTACTTGGGAGACTGACCATTGGGGTACGGAATATGCGTACATCATTGAGCCTTCTAACAAGTCTGTAACTATTCTTGGATACGATTACAATGATAAGAAGTGGCGTAAGTCAGATGTAATTGATTTCGGTCCTGCTATTGCAAGAGTGCAATCAGGTGAAACTACTATTCAAGATGAGGTTGAACGCAGATGGCAGACATTATCAGTACTAGAGGGAGTAAGTTAGCACGATTAACACACAAGGCTAAACGCCTTGATGTTAAAACTCCCTATTTCGAAACTGCTAAATGCAATAACCACCCAGACCCTGATTGGTTTTTTGACATTGAAGCAGGACACGGGATAGCGCAAAAGAAATACTGCGTTGGTTGCCCTGTGATTAACGAGTGCCTCGACTATGCTCTTGATGTAAGAGTGTTAGGAGTATGGGGAGGCACAACCCCAGAAGAAAGACATCAGTTAAGAATAAAAAATAATATAACTCCTGTTATGCTAACATTCGGACAACCAGATACATTTGGGGAAAGGTTTCACCCTAATGCAAGAAGAAGAAATACCAGAAATGATTAACAAAGTATTCAAAGAACTAGGCATTGGTGAAGATGTTGAGAAATCACTTAGTGTCATTGAACAACTTGTTAGCCAGATGGAAGAACTAATTACTGCAGACTATATGTGGGAAAATGCAATAGATGATGAAACATCACGCAGAGTTATCTGCGCTGCCGTTGGTGTGATTGCATTAAAATTTGCAGATGTAACAGAAGGAATGATAGACTTCATTAACAATGAAGATGAGTGATGACTTCACAAGCATACCAAGTGCAACCTGTACTAAATGTGGTTGCGCTTGGCTACTTGTACCAACCCATTTTGATACCGAAACCTACGAGATTGACGCGTATGGTTTGCAGGGCGCAAAATGTTGGTCTTGTGATAGTGATGTTATCCCACCAATACCTATTGACTCACGATTGGATAATGATGATTGAACTAACTATTGGTATATTATTTATATTCACAAGTTATGTGATTATTAAATATCGACAAAACGAAAAGAAAAGATTCTTTCGCAGTTTGCGTTAATACCAATTTTTGCGATTATGATGTCGCAAGGCTTCACAGGGCGTGTCATAACGATGCTCAATGTATCGTAACCCACGCTCTGTTTGTCTTTCTATCGGTAAACCATTAGGTGTTCTTAACATTTGAAACAATCCGTAAGCACTTGATTTTGGGTTATCTGCAACATTACTCCATTTAGATTCTCTATCTATTAACTCATTTATACATACCCATTGTTGCCCGTCCCAACCTTTTATCATAACCTGTTCACGAACATAAGCCCGTGACACTTCGGCTGGAACTTCTCTTTCAATCGGTGGTGGTACATCTGGTAATAAAATAGGTTCTCCTTACCTAGTAGTTAAAAAACCCTTATAAAATAAGGACTTTTTCTACGCTCGAAACTTATCCAAGTTTCTCGCTATGTACCCTTACGGGTACAATCCTGTTTTTGTTCGCTTCGCTTCGCTACGCTCACACCCACACCCCATACCC